TTCCAGCAGTCGGAGCGACTGGAGCCATATGATCGCGCCCGGCCCATCGGGCAGGCATACAACTCGACAAACGCGAACTACCAGAAGATCATCAAGCAGCTCACGGCGCTCCTGCCGAAGCCGGACACCGCGCAGAAGCAGGAGGACGACGGCTTTGCAAGCTTTGTCCGGGAGCGTGACGAGGAATGAAACTCACGCGCTACCAGGCGACATACAACCCCATCCTCGAATACTGGCAGGCTATCCAGGACGGCCGCGAGGTCGTCCGCCTGAAAGTCCAGAAGACCTACCGGCACGTTGTAGAGCAGTTGGAAAACACGGATTCCGAGTTTTATTATTCCCCGCGCCGGGCAAACCACGTCCTCGAATTTTTTGAAAACTACTGCCACCACTCCAAGGGCAAGGCGGGCGGCCAGCTCGTCCGGCTGGAGCTATGGGAAAAAGCGCTGCTGGCGACTATTTTCGGGTTTATCGACATTGAAGGAAACCGGCAGTACCGCGAAGCGATCCTCATTGTCGGAAAGAAAAACGGCAAGTCGCTGCTGGCCTCAGGCGTCGGCCTGTATTTGCAGCTGGCGGACGGCGAGGCTGGCCCAGAGGTTTACGCCGTGGCCACCAAGCGAGACCAGGCGAAGATCATCTGGCAGGAAGCAAAGCGCATGGTGCAGAAATCACCGGCGCTGCGCAAACGGACGCGCTGTCTGGTCGGAGAGGTGGACAGCGATTATAACGACGGCGTATTCAAGCCGCTGTCCTCGGACAGCGACACGCTCGACGGCCTGAATATCCACGGGGCCATGATGGACGAGATCCATCAGTGGAAAAACGGCAGACCGCTGTACGACATCATTGCCGACGGCGATCAAGCCCGCGCACAGCCGCTGCGATTCATCACCTCCACAGCCGGCACCATCCGAGAAGATATCTACGACGAAAAATACGAAGAGGCCGAGCGCATCATAAACGGCTACGAAGATCCGGACGGGTACCACGACCCGCGCCGGATCGCGTTTATTTACGAGCTCGACAAGCGCAGCGAGTGGACAGACAAGGACTGCTGGAAAAAGGCAAATCCGGGCCTCGGGACGATCAAGAGCTACACGGCGCTGAAAGAGCGGGTCGAGCGGGCAGAGAAAAACCCAGCCCTCGTCCGAAACCTCGTCTGCAAGGATTTCAACATCCGCGAAACGTCCTCCGAAGCCTGGCTCAATTTTGAGCAGCTGGATAACCGCGACACCTTCCAGCTCGACAAGGAAAACCGCCGCCTGATCTGGCAGCACAACATGGCGGACGGCAAGACGCAGGAGCGCGTGCTTTCCTACCCGCGATACGGCATCGGCGGCGCGGACCTCTCCAAGACCACTGACCTGACGGCGGCGAAGGTGCTGTTTCAGGTGCCGGAGCTGCCGGAGATCCTGTTTGTGCTGCAGATGTACTGGCTGCCGCAGGATCTTTTGGAAAAGCGCGTCACGGAAGATAAGATCCCATACGACAAGTGGCACGAGCGCGGGCTGCTCAGATTGTCAGAGGGAAACAAGATCCGCTATGAGGACGTCAAAGCATGGTTTGTCGAGGTGCAGGAAGACCTCGATATTTTTATCCCCTTTATCGGCTATGATGCGTGGTCGGCGGCTTACTGGACGGACAGCATGGCGGACTACTTTGGAGCAGAGGCCATGATCCCCGTGCATCAGGGCGTGAAAACATTGTCCGAGCCGATGAAGCGCTGCGGGAACGATCTGGAGTCCAAGCGGATCATCTACAACAACAACCCGATTGACAAGTGGTGCATGGCAAACACCGCCTACGACGAGGATAAAAACGGCAATATCCAGCCGCACAAAACGAGCAAGTCCACGCGCCGCATTGACGGAACGGCGGCCCTGCTCGATGCCTACACGATCTACGATCAGAAGCAGGCAGAATACACCAGTATGCTCTAGGAGTGAGACAATGGGATTTTTTAAAAACCTCCTGACGAATATCACGACGACCAAGCGTGTTTCGACCGTTCAGATGGTGCAGGAGCGCGGGAATGGCTTTTACAGCTACAACGGCAAAATGTATCAGTCCGACATCGTCCGCGCCTGCATCCGGCCGAAGATCAAGGCCATCGGCAAGCTGACGGCCAAGCACATAAGGGAAACGGTCACGGCCTCGGCGCGGAAGCTCGCCGTAAATCCGGAGCCGTATATCCGGTTCCTGCTCGAGGAACCGAACCAGTACATGACAGGCCAGCTGCTGCGGGAGAAGCTGGCCGCGCAGCTGGTCCTCAACAACAACGCGTTTGCCGTGATCCTCCGGGATGAAAACGGTCTGCCAAACGCCATTTTCCCGGTCGCGGCCATGCAGGCAGACGCTGTCTATGATGCGGGCGGAAATTTGTATCTGAAATTTTACATGCAGAACGGCAGCGTACTGACGTTTGCCTACGACGATGTGATCCACCTGCGCGGGGATTTTTACGAAAACGACATCTTCGGCGACCCCATTGCTCCGGCCATTGTGCCGCTCATGGAGATCGTCACCACGACAGATCAGGGCATCGTCAAGGCCATCCGAAACAGCGCCGTGATTCGCTGGCTGCTGATGTTCGCCGCGTCCATGCGCCCGGAGGACGTGAAGCAGCGTGCGCAGGACTTCGCGGACAGTTTCCTGAACGTGACTAACGGCACGGGCGTCGCGGCCGTAGACGCAAAGGCAGAGGCGAAGCAGATTGACCCCAAGGATTACGTCCCGAACGCCGCCCAGATGGACAAAACCACGCAGCGCATTTATGCCCTGTTTAACACCAACCCGCATATCGTCACGTCCATTGCGACGGAGGACGAACAGAGCGCGTATTTTGACGCCGAGATCGAGCCTGTGCTGAAGCAGCTCAGCGGCGAGTACACCCGCAAGCTATTCTCCCGGCGCGAGCGCGGATGCGGGAATCGCATCGTATTCGAGGCCTCCGCTTGGGACTTCGCCTCGACATCGACAAAGCTGAACCTTTTGCAGCTGGTCGACCGAGGCGCGCTGACGCCAAATGAATGGCGGCGTGCGTTCAATCTTGCGCCGGTAGACGGCGGAGACAAGCCGATCCGCAGGCTGGACACGCAGCCGGTCGACCGGAACACCACGCAGAAAGGAGATGAAACCACATGAAGATCAGCATTCGCGGGCCCATCGTATCCAGCAACCTGCACCGCTTCTATCAGTTTTACGGAATGGAGGCGACAAGCCCGAGATCCGTAGCCGACGCACTTGCCAAGGGAAACGGCGAGCGGGCAGAAGTCGAGATCAATTCCGGCGGCGGCGAGATCTTCGCCGCGAGCGAGATCTACACCGCCCTACGCAGCTACGCCGGCGGCGTCCACATCCGCATTGTAGGCCTCGCAGCCTCGGCCGCGTCCATCATCGCCATGGCAGGCGAGTCGGAAATGACACCGACCGGCATGATGATGATCCACAACGTCCAGTCCAGCGCCGACGGCGACTACCGCCAGATGGAGCACACCGCCGGTGTTTTGCGAGACGCCAACCACGCCATTATCTCGGCCTACGTCGCCAAGACCGGCAGGCCGGAAGCGGAGATCGCCGCCATGATGGACGCCGAAACATGGATCACAGCGGAGCGGGCCGTAGAACTCGGCCTCGTCGACCGCGTGATGCAGCCGGATACCGGCCAGAAGCCGCTCGCGGCGGATTTTTATTCCGGCATGCTCAGCGAAGACGCGCTCCGGCGCGCGGAAAATTTTTTAAAAGATCAGGCCGCAGAGCCTGATTTTTTTATGCCCGAACGGGCGCAGGCAGAAGCAAAACTGAAATTTTTAAAACTCAAAGGAGAACTGAAATGACGAAGGAAATTTACAACATCCAGCGCCAGAAGCTCATGGACGACGCCCAGAAGCTGCTGGACGAAAGCAAGACCGCAGAGGCACAGGCCAAGATGAAGGAAGTCGAAGCCCTCGACGCCAAGTTTGAGGAGGAAGCCAAGATCCAGGCGAACCTCAACGCCCTCGCGGGCCAGAAAGTCGCGGCCCCGGCTGCGGCAGCGCAGTCCGTCGACCTGTCCGGCCAGAAAAAGGCCGAAGACGTGATCAACCGCTACGACACCCCGGAGTACAAGGTGGCCTTTATGAACTACGTGCTAAAGGGCACACAGATCCCGCAGGAGCTGACCAACGCGGACGCGAACACGAAGACCTCCGACGTCGGCGCGGCCATCCCGACCACGACGCTGCAGAAGATCTACGAGAAGATCGAAGCGACCGGCATGATCCTGCCGCGCGTGACGCACACCTCCTACAAGGGCGGCGTGACCGTCCAGACCAGCTCGGCCAAGCCGACGGCCTCCTGGGTTGCCGAGGGCGCAGGCTCCGACAAGCAGAAGAAGGCGATCGGCTCCATCACGTTTGCCTACCACAAACTGCGCTGCGCGATCTCCATGTCGCTCGAAGTGTCCATCGTAACCTACCCGATGTTTGAAACGCAGTTCGTCGCGAACGTAGCGGAAGCGATGCTAAAGACGGAGGAGCAGTCCGTTATCAGCGGATCCGGCTCCGGCCAGCCGAAGGGCATCACCAAGGAAACCGTCGTGACCGGCCAGAACATCGACATTGCCGCCGCAACGACCGCGCTGACCTACAAGGATCTCACCGCAGCCGAGGCGGCGCTGCCGCAGGCCTACGACGCGGGCGCGGTATGGTGCATGACGAAGAAAACGTTCTTCGAGCAGATCGTCGGCATGGTCGACAGCGACGGTCAGCCCGTCGCCCGCACCAACTACGGCACGAACGGCAAGCCGGTTTATTCACTCTTTGGCCGCGAGGTCGTCCTCGTCGGCGACTATCTGCCGTCCTTTGCCGCAAGCGTGACCGCAGACACGATTTTTGCCTTTATCTTCGATTTCAAGGACTACCTCTGGAACGAAAATCTGGGCATGACTTTCCGCCACTACACAGACAACGAGACCGACGACGAGGTGACTGTCGCGCTGGCACTTGTCGATGGCAAGTGTGTCGACACGAATAGCCTCGTCACGCTGACCAAGAAGAAAGCCTGACGGCGCGCGGCCAACAGGGAGGGATAACCAATGGCTTTGATCAACGTTGCAAAAACCGCCCTGCGGCTGACCACAAACGCCCTTGACGACGAGCTAAAAGACGAGATTGACGCCTGCCTCATGCGCCTGCACCTTGCGGGCGCAGAGGGAGCGGACGAAGATCCGCTGGTAAAGGACGCCGTCCGCGCCTACGTCCGCTGGCAGCATGATTTCTGCGGACGCGGCGAGGAATGGAAAACCTGTTTTGCAGATATCCGCGACGCCATGGGACTCTCGGACGATTACCGGGAAGTCCCGGCCAGCGGCGGAACAGGAGGCGCGTGCTGTGATCTTTGATACGCAAATCACACTGCGCCTGTTCTCCTACCCCATCGTAAACGGCCAGACGACGGAAAAGCTCGAGCGGGAGACCACCGTCTGGGCTGCCCGCAAGTCCGTAAACCGCGCCGAGTATTATCAGGCCGCGCAAGCCGGCAAGCGCACGGACGCAATTTTCCGCATGCACAGCGCGGAATACGGCGGCGAGCAGCAGCTCGTCTGCGGCTCCGACGTCTTTGACGTCGTCCGCAGCTACGGGCAGGAAACAGAGGAAATCGAGCTGACCTGCAAACGGAGGGACGGCGCATGATGATCTATGAGGCGCTATCAAGCCTGGGCGTTCCGGTCTGCCATCCGCCATACAAGGGCGGGGAAGAAACCTACATCACCTATCAGCTGCTCGGCCAGTCCGGGCAGCTCTACGCCGAGGGCGGAGAGGCCGAGACCGGCGTGCAGTACGCCGTTTCCATCTTTGCCGAGGGCTTTGCCGCCGGGCTTTTAACGCGCGCAAAGGCCGCGCTGGAGGCCGCTGGCTACATCGTCACCGTCGACATGGAAACCTACGACAAGGAAACAGGCCGCACGCAGATCGCGCTCATCGCCGAAACGGAGGGCGCGGAATATGGCTAAGATCTCGTTTTCAGGCACGGATGAGCTCATGGCGACGCTCCAAAAGGCGAACATGTTTGACGACGAGATGCAGCAGGAACTTTTGTATGCCGCCGGGGACATCATCGTCGAAGAGCTGCAAAAAATGGTCCGTTCGAGCGGGTTCCGCACGGAGGGCTACGCCTCCAGCGTGAAATACCGCAAAACCATCAAGCAGGACAAAAACGGAGATCCGTATATCACCATCACGGCAGTCGGCAAAAACGAGCACGGAACGCGCAGAGCGACCGTGCTTTTTGTTTTGAATTACGGCCGTGCGAAGGGGTACGGGCAGATCACAGGAACTTATTTTTGGACAAAGGGTGTCCGCAACGCGCAGAAGCGCGTGAACGCGGAACTCGAAAAAATCCTCACACAAAAGCTGAAAGAAAGGGGCTTACTGTAATGCCTAGTTTTGACTTACGCGGCATCCGGGCGGGAAAGTATAAAAACACGTCCGGCACCGTGACCTACACAGAGCCGACCGACGTCGGCGACGCCATGAGCGCGCAGCTGGAACTCAAGTTCGCAGAGGGCCGCCTGTACGCGGAATCCAAGCTTGCCGAGTATATCAAGCTTGCCACCGGCGGCACGATCTCGCTGGCTGTCAAGTACATCAAAAGGGCCGCACAGGCCATGCTCTACGGCTGCACATCCGATACGAGCAAGGAAAATCTGAAATTCTCGGCAAAAGACATCGCAAACTATGTCGGCGTCGGCTTTTACGCGCCGGATAAGATCGACGGCGTGACCAAATACACCTGCGTCTGGGTGCCGAAAGCGCTGTTCGGCCCGCCCTCGCTGTCCTACCAGACCAAGGGCGAGAACATCCAGTTCAACACGCCGACCACGACCGGAGAATTCCTCGCAGACGATTCGACCGACGAGCTGCTGCTCGAGACCGAGACCGTCGACACCGCGGCGGAGGCCGTTGCCTGGATCAAGGGAAAGCTGGGTGAAACCTGATGGAGACGACCAAACTGAAAACCATTGACTATGAATTCGAGGGCCGGGTATACCGGCTCTCCTGCAACATGAACGTCCTTGCCGACGTGCAGGACGAATACGACGGCAATCTGCTGCGCGCGCTGAATACGGTGCACGGCCTCAAAAGCACGCTGGCCTTCCTGGCCGCCATGCTGACAGACGCCGCAGACACGCAGGGCATCACCGACGAAAACGGCCTTCCGCTGCGCTTTACAAGCAAGCAGCTGGGCCGGAAGCTCACCATGCACCAGACGCTCGAGGCCGGGATGCGGATCTATCCGCTGATCCAGGCCGCAGTCACGCCGCCGGGGGAAGAACTCGGTGAAAAAACGTCGGAAGACGAAAAAAACTGACACCGCCGGGGAAACCGAAGCAGCTGGGCTTTGATTTCCCCGGCTTCCTCGCAATCTGGCTCTTCCGGCTGCATCTGCCGGAGCGGGATTTCTGGAAAACCATGTCCCCACGCCGCATAACGCTCCTCCTGGACGCACTCGAACCGCCGAAAAAGCCGGAGCCGCCGCAGGAGCCGCAAAGCCTATCAGCCTATCTGAACGGAGGCACCTAATATGCCGAACATCAATACAAAATTTACGCTTTCGGGCGAAAAAGAATACAAGCAGGCCATTTCCGAGATCGGCAACGGAATGAAGGTGCTGGACGCCGAGATGCGGAAAGTAACGTCTGCTTATGGGAAAAATGCAGACAGCGCAAAGCTGCTAGGGCAACAGAATGACATCCTGCAACGGCAGATCTATTCGCAAACAGAAAAGATCCGCTATATGCAAGAGGCTCTGAAAAATTCCGTAAAAAAAACGGGAGAATCCAGCAAAGCTACAATGGCGTGGCAGGCCAGCCTGCAAAACGCAACAGCGAAACTGAACGATCTAAATAACCAGATGCGCGAAAATGAACAGCGCATGAATGGGGAGAAGGAACGCAAATACCGGGAGAATATCGAACGGCTCAGCGCAAGCATGGACGTGCTGGACGCCGAGATGCGGAAGGTATCGGCAAAATATGCGGATAACGCAGAATCAGCAGAACTTTCGGCGGCGAAAACGGACCTGCTAACCCAAAAAATAAGCCTGCAGTATGACAAAATCGATAACCTGAAAGCTGGACTCGAAGAAGCCGCAGAAAATTACGGATCAAACGCAGTGGAAACGCTGCGCTGGGAAAAAGAACTCAATAACGCGGAAGCCGAGCTTTACAAGCTGAACGGGCAGCTGAAAAACAACACAGAGCAAATAGAGGACACGACCACCGCAACCGAGGACGCCGGGCAGAGCATGGGCAACCTCGGCGACGTAGTGAATGGCCTGACTTCAAAGCTTGGAATCCAGCTGCCGGACAGCATGAAATCATCCATGAACGCCATGGGCAGCCTCGATGCACAGTCGCTGGCGCTGGCTGGCGGCTTTGCTGCCGTCGCGGCGGCGATTGTCAAGGCAGAAAAAGCCATGATCTCCATGACGAAGGAGTCCGCCGCCTTTGCCGACAACATCATCACGCTATCCATGCAGACCGGCCAGTCGACACAGCAGCTGCAGGAGTTTGCCTATGCGTCCGAGCTGATCGACGTATCCGTTGACACCCTGCAGGGAAGCCTGACAAAGCTGACCAACAACATGCAGGATACGATGAACGGCACGGGCAATGCGAAGGCATCCTTTGAGGCACTGGGCGTCTCCGTGACCAATGCCGACGGCAGTATGCGCAGTGCAAACGACGTTTTTTATGAGACGATTGACGCGCTCGGACAGGTAAAAAACGAAACCGAGCGGGACGCAATGTCCATGGACATTTTTGGCCGCTCGGCGCAGGATCTGAATCCGCTGATCATTCAGGGCTCGCAGACTCTCAAGGCCTACGCAGACGAGGCGCACAACGTCGGGTATGTGCTCGACGACGAGGCGCTTTCTGCCCTCGGCGCGGTAGACGACGCATACCAGCGCCTGCAGAACACGCAGGAGGGCGTGAAAAACCAGCTGTCCGCCGAATTCGCCCCGTACCTCGAAGAATTCTACGGCGACGTGACCACCATGGTAAAGGACGGCGGCAAGGCGCTCAAGGACTCCGGCATTGTCGACGCGTTCGGTATGCTGCTGGAGACCGTCGGCGATATCCTGAACCCCATGTCCGACTTATCCAACAACCGCGTCCCGGCGCTGACCAAAGCGCTGCAGCCCCTCGCAAAAGTCATGGCGCTCATGGCCGACGCGGCGGAGCTTTTAAAAGGCGTTATCAACTTTAGCACCGGCCACATCAGCGAGGGCTGGGGACAGATGACGCACGCGCTCGGCTTTGGCTATTCCAGCGGCAACGGCAACAACTACCAAAATCTGCTCGATAGCTACACAGAGCAGCAGTGGGGGCAGAGCGCGGCAGATCTCGCCAAAGCCTACGAGGATGCAGTTGCCCGCGGCGACCCGTCCACCATCGGCATCACAGAGGACGAATGGGTTCGCCGCTATCTGGGCGGCAACGCCGCCGGAACGGACAACTGGCGAGGCGGATGGACGCGGGTGAACGAAAACGGTCTCGAGCGGATCTTCCTGCCGTCCGGCTCCCGCATCCAGACAGCCAGCGAAACGCGCTACACCTCCGGCGATACCTACAACACCACCGTCTACGTTGATCATGTGGACGACCTCGACACCATCCTCCGCATCGCCAAAAACGCACGCATCACAGCCAGAATGGGGGCGAAGTAAATGGCAACCTTTACAGTACCGGCGAGTGGGTCAACGGCAGTTGCAAAGAACCACCCGAATACAAACTACTCAAATCTTGCACAGTACAAGTTGTTTGTGGAACCGTTTACGGGGGAAGCAGGAAACGTCAAGCAAGGGGATAACATATATATCAAATTCCCTGTGCCGGGAGATGCGTATAAATTTAAACGCGTAACAAAGGTGACGCTTACAATATACGCACAGCCGACAAAAGAAAGCGAGACTGGGTATAAACAAATTTGGGCATATGTGAACGGGCTGGCAAGCCCACTCGATGTGAGCACAGTAACATATGTGACTAGGCCGAGCGTTTACAGACAGAGCATTTCGCAGCACGCCGATGGATATTGGTCTACGCTGAACGAGATTATACAGCTAAGTGCAGATTATACGCCATACAGTGAAGAACGCAAAACAGAATTAAAAAGCGGCATAAAGAATGGATTTGTTTTTGCGTTCAGAGGAGCGCCGTCTGGAACAAGCGAAGCAATTTTTTATGGGGAAAAATCAACGCGAAAGCCGTTCCTGACATGCGAGTACTCAAACGACAATGTCGGAATAAAAGCAGACAATTTTTCCCCATCGTCAGGAGCGTTCGTAAACAGGTTTCAAAAAAACACATTTACATGGGACGCCGAGGATGACACAGATCTCACGCAGGTTTGCTTCGCAGAGGTGAAACAAACCTCCGCTGTTTTTGAGTGGCGCGTAAAAAACGCAAGCACATCAAAAACGATAAGCGTGTCTGGCGCGACGACCGCTTGCACGGTCCCGGCAAACACATTCCCGTCCGGGACGCTCGAATGGCGCGTAAAGGTGACGGCAAACAGCGGCACGACAACGACGTCCGCATGGCAGGAGATCACGACAACAGACGTTACCCCGACGGCCAAGCCCGTCTCCCCTTCCGGCATCGTCATCGACGCGACAATCGTCAACCGCTTTTCGTGGAAGCACATCATTTCCACCGGCACGCCGCAGAGTAAAGCGGATCTGCAGTGGTCCGCCGACGGTACGACGTGGAACACCCTTGCGACCGTCACGGGAGAAAACCAGTATTACGACGTTCCGGCGAACAAATTCACAAGCGGAACAAAATACTGGCGCGTGCGCACCTACAACACAGACGGCACGCCGTCAAACTGGAGCGACAAGGCAGAGTTTATCGCCATCAACGCCCCATCGGCCCCGTCCATCGTCATCCAGTCCACCGGCCCGCGCCCGCGCATCACCTGGCAGACCTCTGAGCAGGAGGCCTATCAGCTGACGCTCTCGAGCGGCTACGCCTCCGGCACGGTCTACGGCACGGAGAAGGCATGGCGCTCGCCGGTCTACCTCGCCGACGGCAGATACACCATTCGCGTGCGCGTGCAGAACAAGTACGGCATGTGGTCCGAGTGGAGCGCAGCCGCGCTCCCCGTTTCGCACACCGAGGGCGAGGCGATCACACTGTCGGTCGACGCGGCCCACGAGGCCGCGCTCACATGGCAGACCGCAGGCAGCTATGATTTTTATCTGATCGAGCGGGACGGCGTCGCCATTGGCCGCACCGTCCAAAAGCAGTACGTCGACCACACCAGCATCGGCAGCGTGACCTACCGCGTGCGCGGCTGCTACGCAGACAGCGACAATTACGGCCTGTCCAACGCCGTGACCGCAGAGATCCTGCCGGATACCGCCATGATCTGCGATCTGGAGTCAGGGACATGGCAGCGCCTGCCTTTGTCCGAAACGATCCTTCGCGCCAACCGCATCAGCCGCACCGCCGCGATCTCGACAGTACACCTGTCCGGCCTCGCCTACCCCGTCGCGGAGAGAACGGAATTCCGCGACATGGCTATGCAGATCTCCTGCGCGTTTACGGCCAAAAACCGCGCCGCCGCGCTGGCGCTGGAAGCCCTCGTCGGGCGGCTCGTCTGCGCGAAGACCACGCAGGGCGATATGGTCACGGGCTATCTGACCGCGCTGGAGAAAAACGCCGACGCAATCATGAGCCGGTACTCGTTCGAGATCCAGAACATCCACCGCGAGGAGGCGATCACCCTTGACCCGTGACGTCCGCTTCCGCATCGACGTGCTCCGGAACGGCGCACCCATCACGCAGCTGCAATGGGACACAGGCAGCCCACCGCAGATCATGAGCGACCGCGCCGCGAACATCCACGGCACGCTCAAGGGCAGTTTTCTTCCCAATGCCGTAGCGGCGTGGGAATCGGACGAGCTGCGGCCATGGATCATCGTAAACGGGACGGAGCACTCTCTCGGCATCTATCAGTCCGCGACCGTCGGCAAAAAAGGAAGCGCGGGTAGCACGCGCGTAGAGATCGAAGCCTACGACCGCTGCTGGCGCGTGTATACGCAAAAAACCGAGACGATCCTGCATCTTGCCGCTGGCTCGTCGTACATCACTGAGATCCGCAAGCTGCTGACAGCCTGCGGCATCTCGCTCGTGATTGCAACGCCGAACGCCGCTGTGCTGGCGACAGACCGCGAAGACTGGCCAATCGGCACAAGCTACCTGACGATCATCAACACGCTGCTCTCGGAGATCAACTATGAAAGCCTCTGGTTTGACGCGGACGGCGTGTGCAGGCTCGAACCGTATCAGGAGCCATCCGCCGCCATCATCGACTGGCGCTACGGCGTGACGGACCTGTTTCTCCCGGAGAAACATCCGGGGCCGGACTGGTCGGACGAAACGGACATTTTTGACGCGCCGAACGTCTTCGTCGTGACCTGCAACAACCCGGACATGGACGCGGCCATGGTAGCGACGGCCGTCAACGACAATCCGGCCTCCAAGAAGTCCACCTTTAAGCGCGGCATGCGCATTACCTCCGTCGAGCGGGTAGACAATATCGCCTCGCAGGAGGAGCTGCAGGCCTACGCCGACAAGCGCCGCAACGAGTCGCTGCTTGCTACGCGCGCCATTACATTTTACACGCTCAATGAGCCGGGGCACGGCGTCGGAGATATCCTGGCCCTGACGCACGACGAGATCGGCGGCATTTACCTTGAAACCGGCTGGTCGGTCACGATGCAGGCCGGAAGCCTCATGACACACTCTGCAAAAAGGACGGTGATCGCATAATGGAGGGCATCAACAGCCTGTTTGTGACGAATATCGAGATCCCGGACGAAAACCTGCCGGAAGCCTTTCTTGCGACCGTCGGCGCGGTCTACGAAGACGGCCTGTCCCTCATTTTGGAGGGGCAGACCGAAGCCACGACGAAGCATTACAAGTGCAACACGTCGGCCACCTTCGCCGCGGGCGACCGCGTCAAGGTCGCGCGGATCTCCGGCAGCTATATCGTCGAGTACGTTGTCGGGCCGCCGGGAAGCGGCGGGAGCGGAGGAGAGAGCGCTCCGCCAGACAGAATCAAAAAAGATAGTTACGGCATGTACGTCAAAAGCAATTTCTTGCTGCCACTTTACGGGAATGAAAGCATCGGCGCGACAAATGTGCCGTTTTACGGGGTGGCTGCAAATAGGGTTTGGCTGTGCTATAACGCAAGCAAATACGCAGCATTAAGGTGCAACAGCGACGGGAAACTGCTTGTGAACGGCACTGTGATTGCATAGGAGGCGAAATAACATGATCCAGATCCACATCACCAAAGCCTCCGCGCATCTATGCTCGCCGCCGGAGGTGCTGACGGCGGGCATGGCGAAGGCCGTCAGCGTCGAATTCGCGTTTTCATCCGACTGGGACGGGCTGACGAAGACCGCCGCCTTTACAAACGGCAGGGCCACCATCGACATACTCCCGGCGAAATGGGATGGCGATACCGTGACCGTCCCGCCAGAGATTCTCGCCGTGGCGGGGCGCTATGCCCGCGTCGGCGTGTACGGCACGAACGCCTCCGGCGTCGTGCTGCCGACCGTCTGGGTATCGCTCGGCAAGGTGCAGCCTGCGGTGGAGCCGTCCGGCGATCCTTCGGCGGATCCCACGCTCCCCGTCTGGGCGCAGCTGCAGGAGCAGATCGGCAACCTCACCGACCTCAAGACCTACAGCAAGGACAACCTCGTCGCCGCCATCAACGAAGCCCGCCAGTCCGGCGGCGGAGGCGGGGGTGGTTATCAGATCGGTGACGGCCTCAAGCTGGACGCCGAAACGAACACCCTGTCCGTCGATACGGCGGACGCAGTCGAAAAGGACAACACCAAGCCCGTAACGTCCGCCGCCGTGTATACGGAGGTTGGAAACATCAACGCCCTGCTGGCGACAATCTAAAGGAGTGATTTTATGAGCACACAGACTGAAATTACAAGATTACAGACCGCGCGGAACAAGCTGCGCACATGGCTCGTCGGCCTCGGCCTCGCCGCGAGCACGGACAAACTCGACGCGCTGGCCGACAAGGCATCGGCCATCAAAAATCAGGGCGCGGTTGACGCCAACGTCAAGGAGGGCGAGTCCTACACCATCCCCGCGGGCTATCACAACGGCTCCGGCACGGTCAAGGGCGTCTCCGGCGGCGGCAACTACAACCTGCAGGCCAAATCCGTCACGCCGACGAAGGAGCAGCAGTCCGTCACACCAGATCAGGGCTATTACGGCCTGTCCGGCGTGACCGTCGGCGCGATCCCGGAAAACTATCAGGACGTGTCCGCCACGACCGCCGCACCCGGCGACGTGCTGGCGAATAAAGTCTTTATCGATGCCGACGGCGTGACGCAGGCAGGCACCATGCCGGACAACGGCGCGGTCGAAAAGGTCCTGGACGCGACGACAGGCAATCAGGAGTATACTGTACCCGCCGGTAAGCACTCCGGCACGGGCAAGGTATCTGTCATGCTGGAAACCAAGTCCGCCACGCCTGCCGAGGCCGCGCAGGACATCACGCCCACCAAGGGCAAAGTCCTCGGCAAGGTCACGGTCGGCGCGATCCCGGACAAATACAAGGACGTTTCCGGCGTGACTGCCGGAGCGGCTGACGTGCTGGACGGCAAGTTTATCGTGCTGGCCGACGGCAGCAAGGTCGAGGGCACCATGGCCAACAACGGCGCGATTGCGAAGACCATCGACGGCCTCACGCAGACCAGCGTAGACATTCCCGCAGGCTATACCTCCGGCGGCACGGTATCGCTGACGGACGACATCGAAAACGCTCTCGCCGCGATTTAAAGGAGGAACAGACATGAGCGTACAGACAGAGATCGACCGCATTATCACGGCAGTCGGCGCGGCGTATGACGCAGTGGAGGCCAAAGGCGGCACAGCCCCTGCGGCACAGACCATCGAAGGGCTTGCCGCAGTAATCGGTACGATTCAGACCGGAATCGCTCTGCAGCTGATCGTAACAGTATCCGCCGGTGCGACCGTCACGGCGACAAACGGCTCCAAAACAATTACCGGAACATCTGACAGCGCCGGAGTTTGCACGCTTATCGTACCGGAAGCCGGAACATGGAGCGTATCCGCGACGCTGGACGGGAAAACATCTGACACAAAAGCCGTAACTATCACGGACAGTTACGCGGTGTCGCTTAATTTTGTATATCCGACACTGAATAAAAATACTTGGGAAACAATAAAAGATATATCCGACGCGGGACAGGGCGCGAACTATTGGAGCGTCGGTGACCGAAAGGCTGTAACGCTAAACGGCACGGTTGGACATCTTACACTATCTAATTACACAACATATGCGTTCATTATTGGATTTAACCATAACGCGAGCCTAGAAGGGGAAAACTGTATCCATTTCCAACTTGCAAAGACCGCGCTCTCCGGCGGTACGGACGTGTGTTTCTGCGATAGTTACTATACCTCGCCCGTTTCGACAACCGGCTATTTCTCTATGAACAGTAGTGCAACGAACTCCGGCGGATGGGCGAGCTCGCAAATGCGTACAAATATTTGCGGGACAAGCCTCTCGAGCTATTCCGGAACGATTATCGCAGTCATTCCGGCGGCGCTCCGTGCAGTCCTAAAGTCCGTTACCAAGTACACGGACAATACGGGAAATAATAGCACATCCGCGAGTGCGGTCACGGCGACAAAGGATTACTTTTTCCTCCTCTCGGAGTTTGAGGTTTTCGGGAGCATTTCGAGAGCAAACTCGAACGAGGCGAGTAAGCAAGCGCAGTACGCCTATTATTCCGCTGGAAACAGCAAGGTAAAGTACAAGCACAACGGAACGAGTGCCGCCGCTCGTTGGTGGCTCCGTTCTCCGCTTGCGAGCAGCTCCGACGGTTTCGAGAATGTGAACACCAACGGGACAGTCGAAGACCGCACCGCGCGCGCTTCCTTCGGCTTCGCGCCCGGCTTTTGCGTATGAGGGAGAAGCGCATGGAGTATATCGTGTATAAGCGTTTCCGCGGAGCAGGAATAGATGGAGAATTTAATCTCCGGTACGGAACTGTGGTATCGGAGATCGAAGGGTTCCTGTTTGCAGCGGACGGCAGGCGGATATGCGCCACAACGTCTGAAAACGGATGGGAGCATTTCAGGCCGAACACGCAGGAAGGAGAAGAGCGGCAAGAAATGCTTGAACTTCTCTATCGATGGTACGAAAAGCACGGCTGCGGTGAAGACTTTACGGATGACAAATGGCCGGGGCAGGAAAACGGGTACTGGAAAAACCGGCTGCGTACCGCAAGCACAGAGCGATTAGAGAAAATTTATCAAGAGAAATTTGGAGGGATACCATGTATGCAGTAAAACAGGACGGCGCGTTTGCCGGGTATGCGGACAGTATTGTGCCCATCCGACTGCACGGCAACGGTTGTTATGTCCCGTGCAAGGAAGATCAGGCAGAAGGATTTTGCGCTAAGATGGCTGTGACTATTGCAGATGAAGAAGGGAATGAGCATCAGGTGCTTTCTGACATGGTGTTTCATCTCGCAGACCATACGCTGAAAGGCACTGAGCCAGAAGGCAGTTATGATGAAATGGGCGCGGCATTGCCACTCACAGATGCGGAAACCGCCGCTAAGATTCTGCTCGGGGAGGCGGACTGACATGAGCACGTATACCGAGCGGGCGCGGGCGCTGCGCCCCTATATCATCAAAAGCGCAGCCAGTCTCACCGACGCCGACGCGAGTCTCGCACCAGAGCTTTTCACCCGCCTGACCGGCTCTGGCAGCCTCGTCAAAGCCGGCACGCGCATCAACTGGGGCGGCACCATCAAGCGCGCCGCCTCCGACCTCTGGGACACCGACCAGAATACCCCGGACGCCGCCCCGGCCCTCTGGGAGGACATCGCCTACAAACAGGGCTACAGGATCATCCCCGAGACCATCACTGCCGGTCTCGCCTTTGCCAAGGGCGAAAAAGGCTGGTGGCAGACTGAATTGTACGAATCCCTGCTGGACGCCAACGGCTGGACCCCGTCCGTAAACCCGGACGGGTGGAAGAAGATCACGGAAGAAGGCACATAGCCATGGACACCAAGACCATCATCGTTACGCTCGTCTGCGCCGTGCTTGGCTCATCCGCGCTGACGGCGGTAGTCAATGCCATCGTCAGCGCGGTTCAGAAAAAGCGCGGCAAGGCCACATCGCAGGATGAGCATCTCGGCGAGATTGACAAAAAGCTCGGGAAAATGCAGGAGCATCAGAACGAGCAGTATCTCGCAATTCTCCGCCTGACCATCATGTCGGAAGAAATGCCAATGGCAGAGCGCCTGATCGCCGGAGAGAAGTATAAAAAAATGGGCGGGAACGGCGACGTGAAAAAGTTCCTGCACCAGCTGGAGGCGCAATGCGGACATAGCAGTGCGCAATAAATTGGGAGGCAGATATGCGGGTAAAAGGCAAGTGGAGCAAGGGCGAAATGGCGCGAACCATTGTTTTGTATCTGCTACAGCTCATCACGACGGTAATTGTCTGGGCCTGCGCTCTGAAAACCGTCGCCGTCCTAATTGCAGTCATCCGCAGCCCGGAGCTCGGCGCGTCGGTCGACCTGTCCGACGTACTCGGCTTTACCGGCTGGGCAACCATCACAGAGCTTGGCCTGCTTGCCTTCAAGCGGGTTTTTGCGAAGAAAAATGAAACAGTCGAATAGCGAAAGGAGTAATTACTTATGGACTACACACAGATCATCTCGGCAGTGATCGCGCTCATCAGCGCGCTCGTCTCGGCGTTTCTGATCCCGTGGCTCAAAACCAAGATCGACGCGGACAAGCTGCAAACGCTCCGCACTTACGTTGAGATCGGCGTAAAGGCGGCGGAGCAGCTGTACACCGCGACGGACGGCGAGGAAAAGAAAGCCTATGTGATCAATTTTCTGGCCGAACACGGAATCCGGTTCGACGTATCTACAATCGATCAGCTGATCGAGGCCGCCGTGCTGCAGCTGCACCACGAGTTGTACGGGAGTGAGCGGGCATGAGTATCAAGATCGGGCAGGCCAGTCTTGGAGAAACCGGAGGACGCAACCAGCAGCCCGGCAACCAGACCGGGCGGGAGCTGAATATTTCCAACTGGTACAATGGCCGCTGGCTCGGCGTCCTGCGCTACAAGAGCCGCAAAAAGGCCGAGCGGGCCGCGCAGACGTGCGAGGCAGCGATTAAAAACCGGAATATCGGTTACGACATGAGCGACCGGAACACGGCGTATGAGGCCGCCAGAGCCGTCGGATGGGACGTGAGAAAGATCACAAAGCCCGTGGAGACGGACTGCTCCGGCCTCATGACGCTCTGCGCCGTGGCTGCAGGCTGCGCGTCGGTTGAAGCGCTCTACCGTCGGCAGGGCAACAGCTGCACGACATACTGCATGCTGCACGATTGGCCAGCAACGGGAGATTTTGTGCTGCTGACCGGCAGCAAGTATCTGACGACGGACGCCAATCTCCTGCGCGGGGACGTGCTGGTAAGCGAGGGCCATACCGTGATGGCCCTCGAAGATGGAAAAAATGCAGAGGAGGAGACTGAGATGGTAGAAAAGAGCAAGATCATCGTGGACGGTAAGGAAGTCGCCGTTGAACGCATCCTGAAAGACGGCACGAACTACGTCAAGGTGCGCGATCTGGCCGCTGCGCTGGATCTCGAAGTCAGCAACAAGGGCAATATCGCCGTGCTGACGCACAAGGAAAAGTAAGCCCCCGCCAGGCGGCGGGCCGAAGGGAGTGACAGCAAATAACTGCGCGGCTGGCTCTGCCGAAGGAGCTTCAGCACCTCACGCGCAGCGACTGGGAGCGCGTCACTGACGAGGGACTTTTGGACGTGATCGATCAGCAGATCGTAAGACTTTATATCGTGGGCAGGCTCCCGCAGATGGACGCCGCCGGTGAGATCGGCATCGACCGCAAAACCATCTCACGCCGCCTGCCGCACATCTACAAAACCGCTCGCCGTCTGACAGGAGCATAACGCAAAGCACCCCGTGGGATTCGTCCCACGGGGTGCTTTTTCTATGTCCCGCAAATGGTACACAAACGCCCCGGAAGTGTCCCACAGATGTCCCCCTCGGGAATCGGGGAAGCAGTAAACTGAACATAGAAACCGGCCGGTTTACTACTTTTCGGAGGTATTTTTTATGGAATACGCAAGCAAGGGACTCGCGGGGACTGCGCTGGGCTTTGGCATCGGCGGCGCCGCACTGGGTCTGGCAAACGGCGGGCTCGGCAATCTGCTGGGCGGCCTCAACCAGAACAAGAGATCGGAAGCTGCTGACGTCGCTGCGGCGGTCACGCCCGCCATGACGGTCGCTGCCATGCTCGCAGCACGCCAGCAGGAACCGACGTGCAGCGAGAACATGCCGGTCACTCGCTACGAGCTTGACCGGGAGCAGAAGCTGGCCGCGAAGGACAGCGAGATCGCGCTCCTGAAGGCCAACACTTACAACGACCAGAAAATGCTGGAGATGTACGGTTATATCGACGGGCAGCTCAAGGACGTCCGTGAGGCGCTGTGCAAGCAGGCCGTCCACAACCAGCGCACCGAGGACAGCTTTACGCTCGTCAAGCAGGATGTGGACTGCGTCCGCAAGGAGGCGCTGGACGCCGTGAAGATGGAGGCCGAGCGGCGCTGCTGCGGCGATAACGCCATCATCACCTACGTCAACGCGACCTTTTATCCCAAGCAGGTCGCCGACGTCACCACGGGCACCGCGACCACGGCGCAGACGCTCTACAACCCGATCCCGAAGTGCGGCGGGTGCTGCAACAGCTAAGCAAAAGGGGCGGCAATAGCCGCCCCATCCTTAAAGGAGGAAATCTGCAATGACAGTGACGATAGATCAGGCCATGCGCGGAGCGATGCGCTACGAGGACAATGAGGTCATTCCGCACCTGCCGGGCGGCAAGGGCATCGGGGCCGGGATCATGCTTGCACTCATCATGGAGGGCAGCCGCGAGAAGATCCTCGCGCTGCGCGAAAATCCAGCGGTCAAGATGATGCAGATCTTTGACGACGCCGGAAACATCGACCTCGACAAGCTCTATAACGCGGCGCGTCCGCGCTTTGAGAACAAGCTGACCGTATCCGTCCCGCTGCTGGGCGATATGCGGTTTGACCAGAATGACGTCGATAAACTCTACCGGTACATACAGGAGGCGTGAGCATGAAAGAGTATATGAATAAACTTTATCACAAGCTGCACGAGGCTATGGAGAAGCCGGTGACGCTAGGCAGCGCGGAGGAAGTCGGCCTGTACGCGAAGACGATCAGCAGGCTGGAAAAGCTGGACTGCCGCGCAGACGAGCCGGATGCGGCAGCGTTTGACCGAGAAACGGCCATGCACTGGGCCGAACACATGCAGAACGCCGACGGCTCGACCGGCCCGCACTGGACGATGGATCAGACGACGGCCGTTGCCGAGAGCATGGGCATTCAGGCACCTGTGGTCCCACGCTGGGCGTGGGGCGTGACCATGAACATGATGTACTCGGACTACTACCCCGTCGCGGTAGAGTTCGGCCTCAACCGCCCGGAATTCTACGCCGCCCTGGCAAAGGCATTCCTGCTCGACAAAGACGGCCCCGGCCCGGAGCGAAAGCTGATGGAGTATTATGAGCATATCGCAAAATAAAAAAATACCCTCTCCAATCCGGAGAGGGTATTTTCATCTCTGCACGATCATCCCAATAACACCATTTACAAATATGATGTGTTCGGATAAGTGCATATCTGGTACACCGGACGCGCCGAAATCCGAAACGGAGGGAGGCGCGAGGGCGAGGGAATCAGAGTAGGTGATTTGCGTGGAATCGGTGACATTTAAAAACAACTTAAATGTATCATCATACAAATAAATCGAATTTACAAATAAATCTATAACCTTTTTGCGGTATTCCAGATCGGATCGGTCGCCAGTGCGGAACTGGTTGAGCCATACGACGATGTCCTCTTTTTTGATCTGGACACGGCTGGCGATGCGGAGGGATGCAAGATCGGCCTCCAGCGCCTGCTTTCGGGCCTCGGCAGTTTCAATGCGCTCGTTGATCCTGCGGCGGGCAGCTTCCGCCGTTGCGGAGATCAGCGCATCGACAAGCTGATCGATCTCCTTGTCGGCGTCGCGGATCTGCTTTTCGAGCGGTTTAATGCCGGAAGCGTCGTAGCTTTTTTGATATTCCGCCACAACACGCTCGGCTGCGCCGTCGATCCAGCTGTCCGTCAGGACGCACGAGCCGATATAATCCACGATACAGGCTTCGAGTTCGTCCTTGCGCTCATTGCGCTTTTTGCAGGTGTGCTGCTTCTTCCGCGCCGCGCAGGTGTAATAGTAATACGTCGCGCCGTGCCTGCCGCGCCCGCACTCCCCTATCATCGGCGCGCCGCACTCGCCGCAAAACAATTTCCCGTGCAGCAGGTATTCCACCTTCGCCTTTGCATGGCCGGGGGCCTTGGAATTCGCCTTGAGCCGGTCGCGCACGCGCTTTTTTAGCTCCTTTGATACGATGGCCGGGAATGCGTCCTCGATCACGATCTCGCCGAGGTAGTCATATCTGCCGGCATACCGCTCGTTTGTAAGGATACGCTTTACCGAGGCTAATGTGAGCGGGTTCCCGCGCTGGTTACGGTAGCCGAGCCGCGCACAGTCGGCCACGATCTGCTTTTGCCCGGCACCGTCGGCATACTGCTCATGGATAAAGCGGACGATGCGGGCTTCGTCCGCGTTGATCTCGTACTGCTTATTCACGACGCGGTAGCCGAGCGGGGCGAGGCCGCCGAGGCTCAGACCCTTCTCGGCGTTCTGGCGCATCCCGCGACGGACATTCTGGGCGAGCTGGCGGGAATATTCCTCCGCCATGGCCTCCAGGATCGCCTCCAGCAGCACGCTCTCGCTGCTGTCGCCGACGCCCTCGGTGACGGACAAAACGCGCACGCCATTCGCGCGCAGTTTTTTCTTGTAGATTGCGCTGTCGTACCGGTCGCGGGAAAAGCGATCAAGCTTCCACACGAGCACAAAATCAAACGCGCGCTTCGCGCTGTCCGCGATCAGCCGCTGGAATTCCGGCCGCGTTTCGGCGTATCGCCCGGACAGCGCCCGGTCGCAGTATTCGCCAACGACGCGGTATCCGCGCTGCTGCGCGTATTCGCGGCATTTGGCAAGCTGGCCGTCTATGGATTGGTCATTTTGCCCGGCGGAAGAATACCGGGCGTAGATCACGACGTTGGCAAGATTCAAATTATCCACAAAAGCCTCCAAAGATACCGCTCTGGCTGATCGGGCCGGGGCGGTAATTTGCATGTGCGGACCCAGCCGATATTGGGATTACAAAGATCGACAAGGAGCGACAGAAGCGCGACGAGAACGATGCACACCAGAACGCAGATCAAAACATCCTTGCGCCGCGCCTCGACGGACTTCTGGCGGATGATCTGTTCCTGCTTGGAAATGATCGCGTTGGCATGCTTGAGCCGCAGCTCAAGCTCGGCGATGCGCGGCATTTTATCCGGCTGGTCGAGCAGCACGGCGCTGTCCGTGTCCATCGCGTCCGCGATCCGGTGCAAAGCGGACGAAGGGACGTCGCAGCCGCGCTCATAGCGCGAGAGGCTGGCGACGGAAACGCCGGAGGCGTCGGACAGCTCGTTCAGCGTCATGCCGCGCGACAAACGCTCTGAACGGATGCGATTTTCGCAGGTTTCCAAGGTTTCCACGATCCTTTCCAAAAATGAAAATCAAGAAAATGCGGATTTCTCAAAAAATCTCATAAATTCTCATAACTGGTGGTTGCTGAAAACGAAAAACAGGAATACGCTGGAAGCGCAAGGACGGCTCCCGGTCGCCTGCGCAAGCAAAAAAGCCCGCGCCGTTGTTCGGCCAGCGGCGCGGGCGAATCTCAAAAGCCGAGTGCGTACATCAGGCTCGGAATGACGCGCAGGATCAAGAAGCAGCCGGCACACAGCGCAAGCGCAACAACGATCACGATCTTTCGCACCTTGCGCGGCCCGGCGACGGCCTCCTCGTATTCCTCGGGCGTTAAACCATCCGTATACTCGTCATAGAGCGGGCGGCCTGCATCATCTGGAAATTTGTTATCATAGATTCGGCAAAAATCAACCAGCGTGCCAATGCCCCAAAAGCCGAGCGTAAAGAGCCAAAGAAGCCCCGTCCAGATCTTGCCGACATAAAACCGGTGCGCCCCAAGGCCGCCAAGAAAAATGCAAAGCAGCAGAGCAGTCGAGCGCTTTTTCCGCGCCGGTGCGGCCTGCACCTGCACGCGGGCCTCCGCCTTTGCCTGATCGCGGATATAATTCACGGTGCCGCAGCCGCAGTGCGGGCAGATCAAAGCCTCGTCGTCGATCTCTTTGCCGCATTTGTTACAGTACATAAACCCTCCTATGGATTGCAATCCTTACACGGCGTATACAGAGCCGCAGCCTCGGCGCGGGTGCCGGTGTAGCTGCTGCGGTTTGCATAGTCCATCTGGCGGATGTGGTAGCAGCTGGCCAGATGAAAAACGCCGCTGGATGTATTTACGATAAATGTCTGCACGTTTTCACTCGTCGAGGCGGAGATCTGCGGAGCCTCGGCGGGCAGCGTGCCGGGGATATAGGATACAAATTTACCGATGATCGGTTCCAGCGGCTCTACATCAAGCGGGTCGCCGCCGATGCTGGCATAATGCTCCGCCTGCGCTTCGGCCTGCTCCACGTCTGTGTATTCCCCGCTGCCGGAAAACGCCGGGTCTGCGGCAGGAAGCA